CCCCGCAGACAGCGGCCAACCCAGCGAACAAAGGGACCAAAGGGTCGCAGCCCACGCTTTCCGAGATCTCTTGCGACCGCTGGCGCAGGATGGTGGGCCACACGTTCAAGTCCATCTCGGGCGGCTTGGGGCGCAGCCCGTCGAGCACATGAACCGGCTCCATGACTGGCACTTCGATCTTGCTGAACAACTCGGACGCATCGGGCATGGGTCTGGTCCATCCGTGTGACTTGGCGATGTGAAACAGTGTCCCCAACTTGACAGCCGTGGCCTTGTCAGGCTTGAAGCTGATCCACTGGGTCAGGATCTCACGCTCTCCAGGGTACTTGGTCTGTGCGGTAGCACTCCATTCGTTCCACAAAGCCAGCGCCTGCTCAAGCTGGTCGGTCTGTGTGCCTGCCCAGTGCAGCGCCATGCCGATACCTACCCACTCGTCACGGGTGCACTCAGCAGGGACTGCATCGAGTGCTTGCCTGATCTCTTCCCACGAGGCGTCAATCGTGCCGTCCGTGGCGATGGTGCGCTCCTTGTCCTGCGCCAGCATCCCGTTCCAAAGGTCCAGCAGACCTTGGGGGATGACAGGCAGACGGGTCCAGTGACCGTGGCCTGCCCAGTGGTACGGTTGCAGTGTCTCGGGGTGTATAGACGGTGGCAGCACGTCCTGCACCGTCAGACCGCTCACGGTGGCGCACCGCAGCTCATAGGCCGTGATGCCCCCGTGCATGATCTTCTTCGATGGCAGCGCAGCGCCAAAGGGCATCGAGTACAGCAGCTTGCCGTGACCCGGCTTGCCTGAGTTGATGACCACAGCATCGGGTGCAGCGTAGAGGGCATCGAGGTCAAGGCCGTGCTCTGCCAGCAGGCTGGTTGTGACGGTCCAGTTGTCGATGTCAAGGGCCATCGTGCCGCTGTACGCATGGGCCAAGCCGATGCCGTAGCCTGGTGGCAGGTCGCCTTGGGCCTTAAGGGCGTTCTCTCGCAGGTTCCACCCCGGTGTGCGCGGCCCCTTGGTGTTGGCTGGGATGGGTACAAGGCTCCATCCGTGTCTGATGTAGGCGTCAACTGACGCAGGATGAGATTGCACGGTTTGAGGGGCTGTCATAGAATAGGTTCGTTGGTGATTGCAGTTGCCGACAAGTTCATTGTGTTTCTCCTTTAAGCCCCGTGGTCCACAAACCACGGGGTTTTTCTTTGCCTGAAAATAATTTTTCAAAACTGTTGCACAATCGTAGCACAAGTCTGCTACACTGCGTCAACGGTTAAGGAAATTATTCATGCGCACCAACCAACCCAAATCAGCGTTCATGACTGTCCGAGTGACAGACAAGACGCACACCCAGTTTCATGACAAGGCACAGAAGATCGGGAAACCGAGCGAAGTGCATCGTGAAATCGTCGAGGCTTTCGTTGAAGATCGCCTCACAATCCAACCCCCTGTAATCCGTAAACTGGAGAAACTTTATGTCACTCGAACTCAAGATTGAAGCCCTGACCGCTGCCGTGGTTGCCCTGACTGCCAAGCTGGAGTCCAGCAATGTAGCAGCACCCGCACCTGTTGCGCCAACACCCGCCCCTGTGGTACAAGCTGCCCCCGCTCCTGTTGCAGCACCTGTCGTGGAAGCACCCGTGGCTGCTGCCCCGGCCATGCCAGCGCCTCCCATATTCGCAGCACCAGCACCTGTTGCACCTATTACTTTGGCCGCACCGTTCAGTGACCCCAAGGGCTTGATCGACTACGTGATGGGTGCCTACAAAGCCCTCGGCCCACAAAAGGGTGCCATGATCCAAGGCGTCTTGACTGGTCTGGGCTACCAGAACATCAACGATGTGAAGCCCGAGCACTACGGTCAACTCCACGCTGGCGTTGAGGCACTGAAGTGAGCGATCACGCCAAGCTGTCCCCATCGAAGCGCAGCCGCTGGGCCTTGTGCCCCGGCAGCATTCGAGAGGAGGCCAAGTACCCTGACACCGGTAGCGGCCCCGCTGCTGCCGATGGTACCCACAGCCACACGCTGCTGGAGCACTGCATCAAGAACGGCTTGTCGGACCCGATGGATCAGGTGGGGGAAACCTTCACCGATCACGAGGGTGAGTTTAAGGTGGACGCTGACCGTGCTGCACGGGTCAAGTCGGCCATCGAGTACATCCGTGAACGTTCGATGGGTGGCTTGTTGCCAGTCATCTCTGAGCAGAAGGTGGACCCCGAGTTCCTGTTAGGTCGTGATGACCTGTCGGGCACCGTGGACTGCCAGATTCTTGGTCCTGACTGGCTTGAACTCATCGACTACAAAGACGGCATGGGTATCGTCACAGCCGAGGGTAACTTGCAGCTTGAGCAGTACGCATACGGTGTGCTGGCCCGACTGCGATTGCCAGTCAATGGCAACTACCCGTTCAGCACAGTTCGCATGACCATCATCCAGCCCAAGCTGGCAATGAAGGGCATGAAGCCCATCACATCGCACGAGGTTTCTGTGCGTGACTTGATGGCGAACATGGGTACAATCATCTCGCAAGCTGCGGCCACCGATGCACCGGATGCCCCGCTTGTACCGGGTGACAGTCAATGTAAATTCTGCCGTGCCAAGGGGTCATGCTCTGCACTGGCAAACAATGTAATGAAGGAGGTCGGGATCATGTTCCAGCCTGTCGTAACCGAAACACTCGATGTCGCGCAGCAAAGCGCCGATAAAGACCCATCCACGATGGACGATGCCCAGATTCGTCAGATCATGGAAGCCGCTCCCCTCATGCGTCAACTCCTCGAAGCTGTCGAGAAGGAAGCACTGCGCCGTCTGGAGTCTGGTGGCAGCATCCCCGGTTTGAAGCTGGTCAACGGTCGTGGCTCCCGCGCTTGGGCACTGCCCGAAGACCAGATGGCCGAGAAGCTGGTCAAGATGGGCATCCCCAAGTCTGCTGTCTACGAGACCAAACTCGTCACACCCGCCAAGGCTGAGAAGCTGACGTGGGAAAAGAAGGACGGCACCAAGGTGACCCTGACCGAGCGCCAACTCAAGCGCATGGATCAGGAGTACGTCAGCAAGCTGGCGGGCAAACTGACCGTGGTCCCCGAATCTGATGGCCGTCCGGCTGTCATCATGAACGCTGCGCCGCTGTTTAGCGCAGTCGAGGCAGCACCCGCTGCCGAATCCCTGCCCTCGTGGCTTTCTTAAACTGGAGTAAATGTAATGTCTGAAATCATCTTTTTGTCGAACGTCCGTCTGTCCTTCCCTCACCTTGCTGAACCACAGCGCCAGATGAATGAGGCCACCGGCAAAGAACGCATCTCGTACAACTGCGAGTTCATCATGCCGCAGGACCACGCTGGCTTCCAGCAGTTCATGGCCCGCTACGGTGCTCTGGCATTGGAGAAGTGGAAGGAACACGCTCAAGCTGTGATGAGCATGATCCAGAACGACCGCAAGACCCGCTGCTTTGGTCGTGGCGAGGAGAAGGTCAACAAGAAGACCTTCCAGCCGTATGACGGCTACGCAGGCAACGTGTTCATTACCGCAGGACGTGACTCGGCCCCGCAGATGATCCAAGCCGATGGTACACCCATCGACCCCACCAACACGATGGCTTACCAGCAGCTTGCCCGCAAGATGTACGGCGGTTGCCGTGTCAACGCTGCCGTCAAGCCTTGGCCTCAAGACAACAAGCATGGCCGTGGCATCCGCTGCGACTTGATCGCTGTCCAGTTCGCTGGTGATGACACACCATTCGGTGAAGCCAACGTGGACGCATCGAACTTGTTCGGCGCTGTGGCTGGTGCTCCCGCTGGTATGTTTGCCCCTGCTGCTGCCGCTATGCCTGCCGCACCGTTCGCAGCACCTGCTGGTCTGCCTTCGTTTTTCGGCCAGTAATTGAATCGGGGCTGAAAGCGGATGCTGCGTAGTGCCGTCACGGACTCCGGAGCGCAGTGCAGCGAGTAAGCCCCACCTACACGGTAACCGTAATGAGTAACGACTATGTATTCGACATCGAAACCTATCCCAACGTGTTCACGCTGGCAGTGGAACACGCAGAAGCACCTCTGCACTGGATGTTCGAGATCAGTGACCTACGCAACGACAGTCGTGCGATCATTGAGTTCCTCCAGCACCTCAAGGACACCGACTCACGCATGGTCGGCTTTAACAACTTGGGGTTCGATTACCCTGTGATCCACACGTTGATCCGCATGGGTCACAGTGACGCCAACACGCTGTACCAAAAGGCGATGGCGATCATCCACGCACAAGACGACGATGGTGGCCGTTGGATGCACACGGTCAAACCGTCTGACCAGTTCGTCACGCAGATCGACCTGTTCAAGATTCACCACTTCGACAACAAGGCACGAGCCACCAGCCTGAAGGTGCTGGAGTTCAACATGCGCAGCGCCAGCATTGAAGACCTGCCGTTCCCGGTGGGCACCGTGCTGAACCGTGAGCAGATCGAGGTGCTCAAGCAGTACAACAAGCACGATGTGGCGCAGACCAAAGCGTTCTATCACCATTCGCTTGACATGATCCACTTCCGTGAAGAACTGACGCGCAAGTACGCTCGGGACTTCATGAACCACAACGACACCAAGATCGGCAAAGATTACTTCGTCATGAAGCTGGAAGAAGCCGGTGTCGCCTGTTATGACTTCGGCCCCAAGGGTCGCACACCCCGGCAGACCAAGCGCCCAGTCATCGCGCTCAAGGACGCCATCCTGCCGTGGATCAACTTCGAGCAGCCCGAGTTCAACCGGGTGCTGGACTGGCTCAAGGCCCAATCAATCACAGAGACCAAGGGGGTCTTCACGGACCTCACAGCATCAATCAATGGATTCACTTTCGTCTTCGGCCTTGGAGGCATCCACGGCTCCGTCGAGTCTGAGGTCATCGAGTCTGACGGTGAGCACGTCATCGTGGACTTGGATGTCACTTCATACTATCCAAATCTGGCAATCACGAATGGGTTTTACCCGGCCCATCTCGGAAAAGAGTTTGTCAGCATCTACAAGTACCTGTTCGAGCAGCGCAAGTCATACCCCAAGAAGTCAGCAGAAAGCGCGATGCTCAAACTCGCACTGAACGGTGTGTACGGCGACAGCAACAATCAGTTCAGCGTCTTCTACGACCCGCTGTTCACCATGAGCATCACGCTCAACGGTCAACTGCTGCTGTGCTTGCTGGCCGAGGGTCTGATGCACATCCCCGGTCTGCGCCTGATCCAAGTCAACACTGACGGCCTGACTGTGCGTGTGCCCCGCAGCCACAAGATGCTGGTTGATCTGGCCCGCGCTGCATGGCAGACGCGCACCGGCTTGAACCTCGAAGAAGCCGTCTACAAAGCCATGATGGTGCGCGATGTCAACAACTACATCGGCGTGTTTGAGAACGGCAGCACCAAGCGCAAGGGTGCTTACGAGTACGACATGGAATGGCACCAGAACGCTGGTGGGCTGGTGATCGCCAAGGTGGCCGAGAAGGTGCTGGTCGATGGTGCACCCATCCGCGAGACAGTCGAGCAGTGGCCGCACATCATGGACTTCATGCTGCGCACCAAGGTGCCCCGGTCCAGTCACTTGGGCATCGAGAAGGACGGCGTGACCTCGCAGCTTCAAAACATCACGCGCTACTACGTGGCAAAGGGTGGCGGGCAGTTGGTCAAGTACATGCCACCGCTGGCGAAGAAGCCCGGTCAGTGGCGTAAGTTTGCCGTTGAGAGTGGCTGGGGTGTCCAGCCCTGCAACGACATCAAGGACGCAGGCAAGCTGCCTGTCGATTTCGACTATTACATCAAGGAAGTGGAGAAGCTATGTCTCAGTTTGAAGTGACGATGGAAGAAAATGAAGCGTTTGACGCATTGAGCAAACAGGTCGCTGGCAATCACTACAAAGATCAACCGATCCAACCAGTCGAGTACATCCACGCCAACGCAATTGGCTACTTTGAAGGCAACGTGATCAAGTACGTGTCCCGTTGGCGCAAGAAGAACGGCCTTGCTGATCTGGAGAAGGCCAAGCACTACATTGAGTTGCTGATCGAACTGGAGAACCGCCGTGCTCGAAAAACAGATTGAAGCCAAGGTCTGCGACTACGCCAAAGAGTGCGGGGTGGGTGTCTACAAGTTCACCAGTCCGGCCCGTGCCGCTGTGCCTGATCGCATGTTCATCTACAAGGGTCGCGTGTTCTTCATCGAGTTCAAGCGCGAGGGGCAAAAGCCCACGCCTGCTCAAGAGCGTGAACACAACCGGATGCGCCAGCACCAGATCAACGTGTTCGTGGTGGACAACGTGGAGATGGGCAAGTCAACCATCAACCTCATGCTGCAAATGATTGAAGCGAGGTTGTGCTGATGAGAGTCATTTCATGGTTTTCATGTGGTGCCGCCAGTGCGGTAGCCACCATCCTCGCTGCCGTCAAGTACGGTGAGATTGAGGCTGTCTACTGCCGGGTGGTTGAAGAACACGAGGACAACCTTCGGTTCCTTGACGACTTCACTCGTGTGACCGGCATCCCGGTCAAGGTCATTATGGATGAACAACACGAGGGGTCAATCTACAAGGTGTTCGCAAAGCGCGGGTTTATCAAGAATCAGTACGGTGCACCATGCACAATGATTTTGAAGAAAGACATGCGCAAGTCGTACCAGCGCCCCGGCGACATTCAAGTGTTTGGTTACACCGCTGAAGAACAAGACCGCGCTGACCGATTCATTGACGGCAACAATGATGTCAGTGAGGACTTTATCCTGATTGACAACAAAGTCAGCAAGCAGGACTGTTACGCACACCTGACCCGACTGGGCCTGAAGTTGCTAACCATGTACCACCTCGGGTACTCCAACAACAACTGTATTGGTTGCGTGAAGGGGGGGATGGGTTATTGGAACAAGATTCGCAAGGACTTTCCAGATCGTTTCGACAAGATGGCAAAAGTGGAAAGACTTATCGGCCACGCCATAAACAAGGACGAAAACGGCCCGGTGTACTTGGACGAGTTAGCACCCAATCGTGGACGGTTCAAGGTGGACATGCCCGCCGATTGCGGCTTTACGTGCGAGGTGAGCAATGCTGACACCTGACCTGCTTCACGGCTACCAGCAGAAGGCTGTCAACTTCCAGTCCACGCATCCCCACTCGATGCTGTGGCTGGACATGGGTCTGGGCAAGACCGTGATCACACTGACCACGCTGGCCCACCTGATCCGCACCAGCTTCCTGCGAGGTGTGATCATTGTGGCTCCCATCCGAGTCATCCGGCTTGTCTGGAGGCAAGAGGCTGTAAAGTGGGAGCACACCAAGCATCTCAAGTTCAGCATGGTCACGGGCACCAAGGACCAGCGCACCCGCGCCCTGCTGCGTCCCGCTGATGTCTGGATGATCAACTACGAGAACCTCGGGTGGCTTGCCGAAACGCTCCAGACTTACTTCGTCAAGAAGGGCAAGCCGATGCCCTTCAACGGGATCATCTGGGACGAGATCAGCAAGATGAAGAACAGCGCCACGAACCGGGTCAAGGCGTTTCGCAAGATCGCTGACCAGTTCGACTGGGCCACGGGCTTGACCGGCACCCCGGCCAGCAACGGGTACAAAGACCTGCACGGTCAGTTCCTCGTGGTGGACAGGGGTGAGCGGCTGGGCACCAGCAAGACGCAGTTCAAGACCCGGTTCTACAAGAAGGTCGGGCCGTACAAAGAGGTGCCCTACGAGGATACCGAGGACACGATCAAGAAGCTGATCGGGGACATCACGCTGGAGATGTCAGCCGAGGACTACAACCCGCTGCCTGACCTGATCGTCAACAACATCGAGATCGAGATGCCCGAGGAGTTGCGGGCCAAGTACGACAAGCTGGAGAGGGAGTTCTTCTTGGTGCTCGACAGCGGCAAAGAGATCGAAGCGTTCAACCAAGCGGCTCTCACCAACAAGTGTTTGCAGTTCTCCAACGGTGCCATGTACCCCATCGCCGGGATGCCGCTGTGGGAGCCGGTGCACGACATGAAGCTGGACGCTCTGGAGGACATCATCGACGAGGCCCAAGGGTCACCGATCCTGTGCGCCTATGCGTACCGCAGTGACGCCGAGCGCATCATGACCCGGTTCAAAGACCTGCGGCCCATCAACCTGACCGAGTGCAAGAGCGAGGCGTCTCTCACCAACGCCATGCACCGCTGGAAGACGGGCGACTGCCAACTGATGATCGGCCACCCAGCGTCGATGGGTCACGGCATCGACGGCTTGCAGAAGAACGGCCACATTCTCGTGTGGTATGGCCTCAACTGGTCGCTGGACCTGTACGAGCAGTTCAACGCCCGAGTGCGCCGCCAAGGCCAAGGTGCCCCGGTCATGTGCCACCGCATTCTGATGCAAGACACGCTTGACCAAGCGCAGGCACTGGCCCTCGATGAGAAGGCCACCACGCAGGCCGGATTACGTAACGCTGTAAAACAATACCGCATATCTAAAAATGTGTGATACACTTGTGTCACATCAACAACTGGAGTAACTGTAATGATCCGTGAACTGTACAACTGGGTGCGAAACGCCTATGCCACACCGAGTGCCGAGTCGCTGGCGCTGCGTGAACTTGAGGAGGCCAAGCGCAGCCTCCTCGAAACCCAGTCAGCCCGTGAATACGCTGACAGCATGTGCAAGTACCGCGAGGCCCAGATCAAGCGCCTGACGGCCTATTTGCACAAAGCCACTGAGGTGGACGCATGAGCGAGTGCCAACACCGCTGGGAACCCGTCGAAGGTCAACCACTTTACAAGTGCGTCCGGTGTGGCGCGTTCATGAGGATTGTCAAATGACGTGGCCCTTCCCTCCCCCCGGTGGCCCTGTGCCGTGGACTCCACAGCAGGAGTCCGAGTATCAGCGCCAGCAGCGCAGCCAGTTACCGGAGGCACCTTTCTGATGGCTTCGACAAACACAGGCTTTCACGTCATCAAGGCGTACGAAGCACTGCACGAGTTCGGCAAGATCACCGCACAAGAGTTCGCCGACTACGCCGACATCGGACGCTACGATGCTCACGCTGTGCTGAACCGCATGGCGAAGCGCACCAAAGCTGGCGAAAAGCGCATCCACATCGCAGACTGGACCTATGTCCACGATGACGCCAAACGCTACCCTCGTGCGGTATTCATGATCGGCGACAAGCCCGACAAGAAGAAACCAAAGCCCAACCTGCGCGAGAACCGCAGACGCAGCGAAGCTAGGCGCAACACACCATTTCGCATGAACAGCGTGTTCAACATGGCAACTCCTCGTGACAAAATCAGGGAACTGAGGAGATCGCTTTGAGCATTACCTGCCCTGTGTGCAGCGCGTGGACCTCGGTCAAAGAAACCCGGACACGCAAAACAGACGGCGTGGTGACGCGCCGATACGAGTGTGCCAACCTGCACCGATTCACAACCGAGGAAAGGATTCGATATGACAACGTGCTGCAACGGCAACTGCAACCAAGGCCGGGATTGTCCGGTCCGGGTGGCGAGGGTTGGGCAGCGTATGAAAACCGCTGATCCGCTGCCACCAAGCATCTGGCGTGACCAACTCAAGCGGTTGGGGTACTGGATGTTGATGGCAGTGATCGGTTTGACCGTGTGGCCGATGCTGGTTTATCTGACCCTGCGTTAAGCGAAGGGGCGGGTACCCGCCTTGTCGATGATCAGCGCCTGCTTGCGGGGGCTGGTGTCCACGCTGTTGGGCACACTGATGTGGACCCAGCGGTCAAACTCACGGATCACTTGGTCGTACCCGATGCCGCTGGCGATGATCTTGCGGCACACCTCGTCAGGGGTCATACCGGGCACCTTGAAGTCAGCGGCGCAGCCTGTGCGGTGCTGGCTGGTGTCTTTGCTGCCCACGGCATCGTTGACCTTCTTTGTGCGCAGGCCCGACGAAATCATGATGGGTTTGCCGCCCATGACCACTTTGACCTGCTCTAAAAAGTCAGCCAGTCGTGTGAGGTTGGCAAGTTCTGCATCGTTGGGGCTGTTGTCCCAGCCGTTGCGCTCGGCTGTCTCGGATGCTGTCAACTCGTCGAGAGTGAAGTTGGGTGTCAAGTTCATTTTGTTGTCCTTGAAAGAATGTCAGTCTTGGCCTGTGACCCAGCAGACGATCCGAAATAATAGGCAATGATGCCAGTCCATGCCGTGCCCAAGCTGCCCAGCATCATCAAGATGGCCGGGTTGCTGCTGTCAATCTGGTTGAAGAACATCATCACCATGATGCCAAAGAAGCCGATGGTGACAGCGCCAGCCAGCAATGGGGGCATCATTGATCGAGTGGTGGCCTGCATGTCCCGTGCTGACTTGCGGTCTTCCACTTCCAGTTTCTCGAAGTTCAAGCCCAGTTCCTGTGCTTGCTTTTGCAGTTCGATCTCAGCAATCTTGACTTGTGCGATTTGCTCGGCTGACAACTTGTTGTTGGAGATCATGTCTCCCACCTTGTCAGGGTCAACTCCAATGGCTTTGGAAATGGCCGACACAGCCATTCCCGCCAGTGGGCCACCCATTGCCGTGGCGATGGTCGGTGCGATTTGTTTGAGCCAGTCCATGATTACCCTTTTAGGTCAAAACTTAAATTAGGGTGGCGCGGGTATTGCACAACGCGCTCACCTTCTGGGCACTTGTACTTGATTGTTGCCAGCAGAGTTGCCTTACCACTAGCAATCTTCTCTTTTTGCACCATCGTAAGCTGGTACGTAAAGGTGTCAATCTCTGGCCCTGCTGGGCCGCTAAACTTGCTGGCCGTGGTAGTCGCTGCATGGACCATCCCCGCAGCATCTCGAATGCTTGGGGTAAAACTTTCAACAGAGCAATCGTCGCGTTTTTTGATCCGCGCAACAGTGACGTTGATCGGCTTACCGGCTTCTGCCGTGATTTTGAAATTCTCAGGCGACCATTCGATAATGGCCCTGTCAAGCAAACCAAATTTATCGGCCAGCGTGTAACTGCCGCCCAGTGCAGCAACACTGGCAGCGACTGCCCCAATTGCTTTGGTAACGTCAACCATGATTTAGTGACCCTTAATCCAACTTAGGGCAAACCCTACTCCACTGGAGATAAATGACACAAAGGCCATTCCGGCCCAGAAGCCGCCGCGCCCTTGGTTGGCAAGGGCCACCAGCTTCTCGACGTTGGACTCCATCTTGTCCATCTTGGCGCTCATCTCATCGAATCTGCGCTCATAGTCTTGGACCTTTTGCCACAAGACGCCGTATTTCACTGGGTCGATTTCAGCACTCTCAAAAGCCATCTCTTGTTACTCCATTGCCAACGGCTCAAAGCTGATAAGCGAGTTTTGGACTTCACTGGCCGGGGCCAGCATGTTTACAGCAGCAGGGGTACGCAACACCTTGGAGGCGGCTTTGCCAGTTTTGGCAAACGGGTCGGCCATCTTTTGACCTTTAGCCTGACGCGCCAGTGCTTTTTCAAGCGCAGCGGCAGCGGCAGCAGGGTCCAGCATCTCAGTGGCTAATTCAATTGCCAGCTTCTGGTCCAGCTTGCCCTGCATACGGCGCAACAGATCGTTGGCGACCGTGGTGACGTTGTTGATGAAGTTGGGAGCGCGGACGCTGCCCATGACTTCGGTGCCCATCAAGTTCACGTCAGGACCAGCGCCCCGGGCAGCAGCGGCTTGCCGCTCAGTCAACTGAGCACGAGCCAAGTCGGCACGGACATTTTCGAGAATATTGATTTGCTCGGGAGTCAGCACGTCAGACAGGTTTTGGAACCGCGATTCACCTGTGGCCCGCTTGATGGTGCCCGGAGCGTTTTCCAAGGCCGTGGCAAAACCAGAGGCACGAAGCCGCGCCGTTTCCTCACCAAGAGCAGGAGTCAACTTGCCCTCAAGGTACTGGCCGACTGCCATCTGGTTGATCGGCTTGCTTTGGGTGGCAAAAGTTTCCCGGGCCGTGCGATAGGACGGGGCTTTGCTTTCAACCCAATTGAGAAACTGTGCCCGTGTACCCTTGATTGCCCCAACCTCGGATGCACCAATACCAAACCGTTCAGGGTTCTTGATTAGATCATCGAAGGCCAGCTTCATCGAGTGAAGGCTACTGCCCGGATACTTAGCCACTTCGCCCGGAATCACTGTCTGACCCATTGGGCGACCGGCTTCGTCGACAATGCTGGATGGCACAACCTGTGAAGGTCGGTTCTGACCGATCTGAAATGACTGACCTTTTTCCGCAGCCAAGTCGCTGGCGCGGCCAAGCACTTTGTCCATTGAGGGGCGACCGAGCAGCGACGAGAATGTGTCATCTGCCGCCACCATTGCTTTGTCGGAAATGCCGTACAAATCTTTCGCCGTGGCTTTGCGAATAGCTTCAGCCGCAGCCAAATCATCAGCCGTTTGACCGACTTGTCTCACCGCACCCACTTGCGCAGCCTTGTTGCCCTCACCACGTTCAAAGAACGGTGTGGACAGCGTCTTACGTGCAGACTCACCCATTGCGGAGAACCGAGTAGCGCCCACAGACGATGCGGCTTCGGCGGCAGTGGGCAGACTGCCCGGGACAAGTTCGGACGGTTGACGCAAGGCGTTGAGCACTTGAGGACCGCGACCTTCAACGGCTGTCAGGTACGCTGCCGACTTTGGGTCAAGCGCGTTGTAGACAGCACCCACACCCTTTGCGGCCAATTTGATGGGCTGCTCGATGAGGGGTGCGATGGGGCGCATCGGGTTAATGGCAGCACCACCCCTCGACAGTGCAGCGCCAGTCTGCGTGGCACCCAGCTTGGTCGCGGCAGCACCGCCCCCAGTCAGCAGGGTGGACAGGTCAGCAGCAGCGCCCACTGGGTCTTCAGCAAACGTGCGCTTGATGCCCTCGTAGCTGCCGTAGCGGTCTTTGTACATGCCACCGATGGCGTTGGCTGTCTGGACAGCCCGCTGCGCAGCTTCAGGATCGACTTCAAACCGGTCAATAAAGTTGACCACGCCCTGCGGCAGCGAGTTGCGCAGCGCACCAGCACCAGCGTCAAGGATGCCGGTGAGCGTTTGAAGCGGACTGGTCACGGCCTGCACGACACCGCCGACAAACTTGCCTGCGCTCTCGGGCAGGTTTTTGACGGCTTCCACGGGCACCTCGGTCAGCGAGTAACCACGGCGTGGGCCGGGGATGCCACCAGAAGGTGCTGCGGGGGCGAACTGAGCAAACGGGTTGTCTGTTTGCGCGGGCTGTGCGGCAAACTTGGCAAAAGGATTTTCAGCCATTTACTTCCCCTTGGGTAAAACCCGATCTGCTGATCCGGGGCCAAACTGTGCATCGAATTGTTCACGAGTGCCCGCACCGCTTTTGAGCATGTCAATTGCAGCACTTGGTATGTTCATGACGGACGAGGTTTTGCGCGGCGGCACAACCACCGGCTGGGTGGAAATACCGGTACCCTCAAGCGCACTTGCGGGAATCTGAGTAACCCGCTTGTTCCACGACTCTGCGCTCTTTTCGGCAGCAAGGCGGGACAGACGGGCCAGTTCGGTGAGTGACTTGGCATCGTAGCTGAGTTGACCGGCCTTGGCTTTTTCCAAGAAGTCTCGGTCGGCGTTGGTGAAGCCTTGACCCGCACCAAGGTTCGACGATTTGATTGCACCCAGCGTTGTTTCGGCCAACGAGGAAACCAGCACCTCGGTGTTGCGAATTTTTTCCGAGTCGGTGCCACCGGCCAAGTTCAATGCCTTGGCAAGTTGCAGTCGAGCGTTGGCACCCGTGCCGGTAATGACTTTACCGGTAGAGATCAAATCCATCACTCGGTCGGCAGTTGCCGCAGCGTTGGGGGCGTTCTCGGCAGCAGCCAGTTTGGCAGCGTCTTGATCGGCGATCAGACCGCTAAACCGTTGACCGTAACCTTTTTCGGTGTTGACGCTAACTGAGGGTGCGCCAGACTTTGCAATACGCGACCTTTGCGCCTCGACAGCAGTGGGCAGCGGCACATCGGCGTAGGTGCCCACCGTGGTCGGTGCGCCGCTGAACGCAGGTACGCGCACAAGATCAATTTGCCCGCTGCGGTTAACTGACTGAACAGATGGCTTCAACTCACCTGCGGTAGCGCCCGCCTGAGAAAGAATCCGTACACGCTCTGGGGTTGGTAACGCCAACAACTGACTGACCGTAGCGTTAACTTGCTCGGGCGTGTACAGACCTTGCAACACCGCATCTTGACCAAACGCAATGATGTTTTCATCCGATGGGTTGGCCGACAAACCGCGCTTGAGGTCTTCACCAAACTTGCGCTGCGCCGCTTTCAAGTCAAACTCAGACTTTTGCTGCGCTGCTCTCTGGGCTGCTGTAGTTGCTGCTTCCTTGCGATATTGAATACCCAACTGCGGACTGACTTTGAACAGTTGGTTTTCGTAATCCTCGGCTGCGGGATTCAACTGGCGCAGCGCGTTACGCTCTTGCATGGCCGCTTGGGCTTCTTGCATCTTGAGCGCGTTCAATTCTTGCGCTTGACGACCGCCTTGAATTTGCTGAATCTGAGCGTACTGAGCTAAAGCGTTCGGAGCCTGAAACTCAGGCTGACGAAAACTCATTGCGATGTTGGGATTGACGAGTGCCATGTTCAGTCCTTATGTGCTGGTGCCGTAACGGAACCCAGCATATGGGTCTTGATACCCAACGTTGGGGGCGGGTGCAGCGGCGGGAGAATAATCTGTAGGACGGCTCAACGCTTGCTGCAACAACGAGTTTTGCTGCTGTTGCTGACCGTAGTTCAGGTATTGACCCAAGCCACCAGCAGCAGCATTTGCCATGCCCATGTAACCAGACGCCGCAGCTTGAGCGCCTGCGCCAAGTGCGTTGCCTGCGTTAGTCGCATAGTTTTGACCCGCAGCGCCCAACTGATTCGTTGCCGTCTGACCGATACCGGCCAGCGACTGCAACGGATTCAAACGGGCGTTACGTTCAGTCTGGTAACGGTTGAAAGCGTTGGTGTATTCTTGCGAAGCCATGTCCTGACCAAATCGACCAGCCGCCTTTAAAGCACTACCTGATATTTGACCACCTCGAATTGCTGCCATTCGGTCCAGTTGCTTTTGCCCTTCGGACAAACGAAAAGCGTAGCCGGGGTCTTGTTGGAATTGTTGCATTCCAAACGGGGTGTACTCGGTCGCCAGCGGGGTCAGCTTATTCAGGGCGGTAATACCCGCTTGACGCCACGGTTCCTGCAACTCGACCTGTCGTTCAAATTGCTGCTGCTGAAGATCGGCAGCTTGGCTAGCCGCACCAGCCTGTGTTTTAGCTGCTTTGTTGGCGGCTAAACCCCCAAGTGCAGCCGCCCCAAGAATTGCGGTTCCGGTTGCTATTGCCATGCTGTGACCTCTTTGATGAATGTGCGCTCCATCGGCTTAAAGCCTGCGCGAATGTACAGATTTTCCATCTTTTTTGCCCGGTTGTCTTCTAATGCAATCATGAATAGAGCAGACGCGTCTTTTTCTTTGGACCATTGTTCAATTTGTTTGAACATTTGACCACCCGCGCCGCTACCACGGGACGCTGGGGTTAGCCACCACCACAGTTCCTGTACAACCAGTGCCGAGGGGTTGAAGTACATGGGGTACACCAGCGCACCGCAGATGCCCACAATCTCACCATCGATCTCAGCAAGCCATATGCCAACATTGTCGTTTTGCAAAGATGACAGGTAAAACTGAGAATACCCTGCTGCGTCAAAACCAATGACGCCGTGCATGGGCGATGCCATGTGAAACGATTCTGCCAGCACAATGTACTTCGGCAAGTCTGTTTCGGTGGCTTTACGAACGATCACTGAGTCACCTCACGACCACTGACGCGCATGTTGATTGCGCTGGCGGTTCCTGCGATTGTACTGATGAAGTCGCCGGGGTTCAAAACCTGCCCCACGAGTTCGGGGAACGTGTACACCTCGGACGGCTGAAGCGTTTTGGTCTTGGTGATCAGGTTGATATTACCAGCCGTACCAGCCAAAGTCACCAAGTTGACCGAGATCGTCGCAGCCGTGGCGCTGTAATTTGTCGCCGTGAACTTGTCGATGATTGTGGTCACGTTGCTGGCCGTGTACTGAGTGGTCTGTGCGTTCTCGACCGTTTTGGCCGGGACAATGTTTTTGACGATGACTGTCATTCGGGTTTCTCCTTATTCAAGCATGAGGTAGCTGCGAGAGTCTTGCTCCCACTTGCCGGTGGTGCCGTTGTAAATCAGCTTGTCCCCATTAGAAGGGTTCATGGCACTCACATCGGCCAGTTGAGAAAGCATCGCCGTGATCTGAGCAGGCAGCACGGCCAAGGCTTCGACCTGCTTTTGCATCTCAGCCATTTGTGACACCGTGTCACTAAAACTCGGCTGTGTCTGCACTTCTTGCGTCAGCGTCTGAAGCAGTGCGTCATAGCTGGCAATCAACGACTCAGCGCTGGGGCCAACAGCCGGATCGTCAACAACGGCATTCGCTACATTGTTCAACGCTAGAAAAAACAAATACCACGCCCTGCTGATCAAGCCTGTGTTTGCGTCAACCAACGGCACCCGTGGGGGCGTGATGATAGGATTAAGCATTGGTCGGACTCAAGATCAGTTCAGCGCCCATGATGGCGATCTTCACGGGGTCGGTGCCCGACACCTCGTAGACGCGATCACGCAGCTTGAGTGTCATGCCCAGCCTGCGCCAGATGGCACGGCGATAGTACTCACCGATCTTGCCGATGCTGACCCAGTGCTCGTTAGACCATGTGTGACCGCCATCGTCTGACCAGCGCAGCATGACCTCGGGGTCGCTGCCTTGCCCGAGGTTCAGACCAGTGCCCGACTCGCAGTCAAGCTGGAGGCTGTGGTGCGCGGTGCGCTTCAAGTTGTTTTGACCGGTAGGCAGTGCTCTCCACGAGCGCAGCCACTTTTGAATCTGCCCGTTGTCCGAGTAATCCTCAAGGTCGAAAGCGTAGATGTTGCCATTCTCGAAGTCGCCAACAACGACCTTGTTGTTGAACGCCATCTGGCAGTTGCTGCGGTGCCGGGTGAACTGCCCGTTGGCAAACCCAGCCCGTTCATGCCATGCCTGTGTGGCGGCATCGTAGACCCATGTGGTGTTGGCCGTGGGAAAGATCAGCACGTAGAAGCTGTGACCTTCTTGCTGGTACGTGTAGGCGATGGCGTCAGAGATGTCGGCATACTGCTGGATGTGCCACTCAACTGCATGAGTCGAGATGCGTTGCCCAGCGTAACCGTTGGCCCGGTAGACGATGCCTTGACCACGGCGGTCACGGCCAAGCCAGAACAGCCCGTTGTCCATCTTGGCAATCGAGTAGGGGGCAGCGCAGCCCAACTCGTTGAATGCGCCGGGGATGCGTTCAAGCGGAAAGTCCAGTGCACCGGTGTCAGACCAGACTTCAATCGAGTTGGTACCAAAAGCCCAGACCTCGCGGAAGTTGGAGATCACGGCCACCAAGCCGTCAGGGGATGCGGCGGTTTGCTGGAACTCCAGCGGGTCAATAGATGTGCCGTCCAGAAAAGCCGTTACCCACATCTCTTGGCTGTTTGGCTTGTTGAACACGAAGTAACCGTCAAGGTAGGTGACTGTCACTGCGCCGGGGAAGTCTGGGTCGGTGATTGCGCCAAAGGCGTTTGTGTTGGCGTTGTAGATGTAGCTGGGGCCGTTGGCTGCGATGAACAACTGGGTGCCGTTGTCGGCCATGCTGACGGGGCCAGTGCCTGCCACGGTGCCGATCAGTGTGGGTGTGTAGGCGTTGTCAATCTTGAACAACTGGGTTCCCGACACCACAAAGCCTATACCATCGTTTGGCGAGAACGCCCACAGACCACGGATCGGACCAAAACCAATCGTGTTGAGCAGGCTCAAGCCGGGAGCGCGGTTTAGGAACGCAGGCTCCTTACCAGCCTCGGGCACGATCTCGGGGAATAGGTTGACCATGCGGGCATCCGCAGCGTTGACACTGCGGGCCACGTAGGATGATCCGAGGATGGGCGTCTTCATTAGAAGTTACCGGCGTAGATGTTGAACCGCTGACGATTTGCCACCACAGCGTAGGGCAGGCTCATGACATCGTATGGGTTGTTGATGCGCTTCAGGTTGCGCTTGCTGGTCATGGCGATGCGCTGCACCTGTGGGCTTGGCTCCACGCCAAACTCGGGTGCGATCTCCATTGCCAAGTTGTAAGCAAACGCCCGCATGTAACCGGGCGGGAAGTGCAGATCGGTGCTTAGTGTGGCGGGCTGTGTCAATTCTTGCACCGAGATGAAGTGCCACTCCAAAACCTGTGTGGGTCGTGGGTAGACGTACATCTCCACATCGGGAAAGGTGTTGTTGACAAAAATGACCTGCGGAAAGGTCGATGTCGATGTTTTGACAGCGATGCCGTTGTACTGGTCTTGGTTGATGAACTTGATGCCATACGACACGCCGCTTGGGGCTTTGTAGTAGGTGCCATCATCGAGTTGAATGGGGCGGTTGCCCACAAAGTCACCAGAGGGGCCAAGGGTGCGCTTGATCTCGCCAGCAGGCCACGAGAAGATTTGGTCTTGAGTGCAGAACACGGACAGTCGTTCCGTGTTCCACGAGTCGATCATCTGGTTGAGCGCAACCAGAGCGTCTTGACTTGTTGCCGCTGACGCCGTTTCACCTTCGGCAAGAATACCAAGCAGACGTAGTGCTCGGTTGATCTGTTCGCCAGCGGTATAAGCCATTTCAGTTTCCTTCGGATTCGTCGCTTGCCGAAGTCAGAAAAGATGGGACTTCGTTGGGCTGTTCGACAGGTTGATCGGTCACTTTGCGAGTCAGCTTGTTGCGCACAGGCTTTTCCGCTTTCGGTGCCGCCTCGACGGGCGTAGCAGGATTGTACCGTGTCCAGCCGTTTTTTTCATCTTCGGCGATTTCGACTTCGTTGATGGCAACTTTGGCACCGTGGATTGGGTGTACGAGGGTGACGTTCATTTAATTCTCCATGTGAAAACGGGGCCGAAGCCCCGTTTTATCAGTTGCTCAAAAATTAAGCAACACGGTATGCGGTCCAAGTACCATCGCCGGTTTTACGGGCGAGGAATCGGGCCGATGTGTTGGCGCTGACAGCGGCCACACCAACGATGGTCCAGCCAGTGCCAACCACCAAAGTGGCAGCGTTGGTGCCGCCAATGTTGATGATGCCGAACTCAAATGCGGAGTTCACTTTCTGTGCGCTAGAAACGTCAGCTTCCAGATCGGCCACGGTGGGCAGAGTCAGGTTGACGGCAGCGCCGGTATATGTGAACAGACCATTTGAGAGTTGAGCACCAGTCAGAGTTGCTGCGGCTGTCAGTGCTACGGGAGCGCCTTGAACCGTCAGATTTGCTTCGCCGATGTTGCCGTCACCAATTTGGTAACCGCCTGCGCCGTTTGGGAGTGCCATGATGATTTCCTTTCAGAGATTGATTTTGAAAACAGGGGCCGAAGCCCCCGCTTTGGATTAGCCCCAGATGCGGCAACCCATTTGTGGACGGATCGTGTTGTAGCCATACAGCACGTCAACACGGCAAGGCATACGGTCGTTGTTGATGTCGTACTGACGAACAACGCGCAGGCTGATACCGTTGTGAACGGCACGGCTAGCCATGTCAACGCCTTGTGGCAGCAACAGGTCAGCAGTGGCGAACGCGATGGCGTCACGGTGGTACACCATGTTCTGTGGGTAGCTGGTCGAAGCAGCACCAACAAACACGACAGCCTTGCCAGTGGCAGGCAAGGACACCATAGTGCACAGGGCGTTACCAGCCGAGTACATAGGAGCCACGGTCACAGTAGCTGTGGTGCTGGAAGTCGAAGACGACAAGGCCACGAACTGGAACAGCGAACCGGTGGACTCACGAGTCTGTGGGTTGGCAGCGAAGCAGTCGGCGATGGTGAACACGTCACCAACAGCGATGGTTTCACCGGAACCGACAGTCAGAGTCAGAGTGGTTGCGCCTTCGGAGGTCACAGCAGCGCCAGTTGTGTTGCCAGTGGCAGCACGGGTACCGCAGGTGTGAACCTTGATCGACTGGCTCATGTTGACTTCTTCGTAGCCCAACACTTGCTCACCCATCATGCCGTTTTTGAACTGGCGAGAGATGACATCTGTGGGGTTGAAGAAACCGGACAGGCCGTTCACCAATGCAGCGTTGGCGGCAGGGTTCACGGTAGCGTAACGAGGCGACATGGTGGCGGCGTTCTCGTTCAGCTTCTGCTGGGCTTGCAACAGCACCAAAGCGGTAGCGGGGGCAACGCCGGGGGTACCGACACTGTTACCGATCAGCTTGTATGCGTTGGCAACGTCAGCATCCACAGTGGAGGCCAACTGGCTGATACGTGGCTTCAAGACACGCTCTGCGAAGTCGTCCAACTGCATGGTCAATTCAGCGGATGTGAAGTTGATGCCGATGTGCTTCTGGCTGGAGACAGTCAGAGTGGTGAACTGTTCGTTGTCGTCCTGAACTTGCAGGGCGGCACCGTCAGTGACCAGAGCGCGGTCGGGCAAACGGATACGCAGTGTAGAACCGATCTTGGCACCTTCAACAGCGAAGCTGTCGTCGTACTGACGGTTTACGTTGCGGGTGATCACAAGGTTGTTTTCCAAAATCTCTAAAGATTTTCTTGTGATCATGTCAATGGTGAGAAGCGAGTTACTCATGATGATTTCCTAAAATTAGCGGTTGCGAAGTGCCCGTGCCTTGTCGAGTTGTCGTTGACGCTCGGCAGCAATCCAGTCCTGAACACTCATGGTCTTGATAGACCGAGGATCGGTGGTGTCAGTGACACCGGGGTTTACTGCTCGTGCAGTCACCGGACGAATCGGGTCAGGTGCGGACGAAGTTTTCTTTTGGAAAGGTTCGGCAGTTATCTTAGCCTCAATCTTTCCGATTTCTCGCGCTTGCAACAGTGGCGACAGACGAGAGATGCGATCAGCTTCTTTGGGGTTGCTGCCCAGCCAGTAGGCCAGATCAGGTCCAATGTCAGAGCTTTTGATTGTCTCGGCCATCACATCGGTGACTCGGAGATTCGGGTTGTAGGCGACTTGTTCAAAGTCGTCGTACTTGTTCCGAACTTCTTCCTCACGTTCTGCGTAGCTGTCCTCAATCGCTGCTTTTTGCTTCTGGAGTTCACGCTGGTGGAGCATCTCCTCGGCCCGCTTGACTGCCAGTGCTTCCGCATAGGCTTCAGGGGACTCAAATTGATCCACAGGCGGGAGTTCCTTGGGCACCGATTGCCGCACTTGCATCTCTGCTTGCTTGGCTTGCTGCTCACGTTCCCATTTGCGCTGTTCTCTTGCGAGGCGCTTGCCGATCATCGAATCGAGTTCAGCTTGAGAGAATTTCTTCTCCTCGGGTGTCTCGTTACTCTGGTCAGCGACTTCCGGCAGATTTTGTGCATTGTCCGAGGTGGCCGTCACTTCGGGTGCTGGCGCGGAGTCTACTTCCGCTAGGTTTTGGACTTCATCAGTCATTTGTAACTCATGTGAGTTCTCGGTCTACTGGGCCGATACAGTGGGTTTATCTTACAGCAGATTACTCTGACTGTGCAACAGATGCTTTGTAGGCTGCGATTACAGCGGCTGTGTGTGTTGCCTTACAGATTGCTTGCACTTTAGCATCTTCACCACTTACGTCAGCACCGGGGGCGACAACGTGACGGTGGAACTTGCTGCCGATTTCAACGCCATCTTCTTTAATGACGGTTTTGGTGCGAACTTGAATGCAGCCGTTTTCGACAACTTCAATCAGATCGACAGAGATGACTTTTTCAAGAGACATGATATTTCCTTGCTTCCAGCCACGGCATCCACCGTGGCATTAAGGCTGGTGGGCCGCACCAGTACGGGTTAACAATTAAAGACTTATTTTTATTCAGAATCGTCTTGTTCAAGTGGCACATTTCCTTGAGCCAACCATTGTTGATATTCTGTGTCATTGACTGGAATCATCGGCCAAACCTGATCCACATCAACAACAAAATCATCTCCATGTTTTCTGTACATCTTCACCATGATTGCTCCTTATACTGGGTCGGTAGTACTTGCAACATTGCCAAAATTTAGAATGTCGTATGTGATTGCAGACCCAGTGTTGTTCTTCACGTTGATCTGGTGCGAATTGGCAGATTTGAAAATCCCCGTATAGCCGACACCGGGCGCAGCAGATGCTTGAAACTCACTTGATGGGTTTGACAGCAATGTGATGGTCGTTGACTTGTAATCTGCGAAAACAAGCGCAGCCGCACCGCCACCAGTTGAAATGCTAAACAGCTTCCCAGACTGGTTGGCAAAACCAAAAGTTTGAGTGTCTGGGCACAACGTGGAATAGCTGACACCAGTCTCGCCGACTTTTGTGACAGAGCCTGATTTCTCAAAACCAGTGATCGGCCCATACATTTCAAGCCCAAATGTTGTTGGCGATCCCTTATTTGTGATCTTCTGGTTCAAAGTCATTTTGAGGCCAGTCGATGTGTCAAAGAACATCGAATTGACCCAATTTTGTTGCAGGCTTCCAGTAAAACCAAAGCCATAGACGTTCTCGGTATTGGCCGTGTTGGTCACCGCCCCCATGACGCCGCATCCAAAGATGCCAAGAATAGCGCGGTCAAAACTAATTGGACAAGAACAGTCTGATGGAAGAAATGTAAAGCTCTGAGTTGGCACTGCCACTGAGCCATCAAAACGAATGTTTGATCCGGCAGCACCACCAGCCGGGAAAACTCCACCGCCAAGAAACGAGAATTTCAACACGCCCTTGATGAGCAGTGTCGAAATGCCTCCACCAAAGACGGTACACGCAATCATGTCCAATCCGCGAATGCCAATTGGGGCAGAACTTGCTCCAGTGCCATCGGCATAAACGGTGTATTGATGGGTGCTACTTCCTGTGGTTGTAAAAGTCACGTGGTCAAACTTGAACAACCCAAAACTTGATGTTGTATTGACCAATGAAACCAAGCATCCACCAGACTGGCCAGCCAACGATCGTAGCGTCATGTCTTGCATGACAACACCCGATCCACCATTGCGGATGTTAAAAATTCCTTCTGCATCAT